TGGGCTGTGTCAAAAATCCCTTGCTCATCATATTCAACTCGCATTGGATCTGTCATTATCTCTTCCTCTGACTCTGATGAAATAGACTGTTCTCTACTATTGACACTTGGTGTTATATCAGATGCTAAAAACTCTTCCAAAGTCTCTTTCTTTGAAACTACTAATCTTCCATTTTTCCATTTTTGGTTCATTAATTTTGAGCCTAATGACGGTTCTTCGTGCATGGATACTAAATAATCAACCAATGCATCAACAACATCATAAAATCTACAAAACAAAGGGGCATTCAAATCCTCAGTTTCTTCAAACGTTCGAACTCGAGCTAAAGACAATAATTTATGATACGGGCTAGTAGGTACATTTCCGACTGTGTCCATAATAAAATATTTCCAACATTCATCTAGATTATCGCAAGTCAAATCCAATGTTCCATCTCTCACGCAGCGTAATGGAAAAGACAAGCGTCTTACCACTGCTTCCTTACATGTCAAATGGACATTGTTTAAATCCGAGATGTTAGTTGTAGTTACAACAATCTCACTGCTCATGTAACTATTTCCTTTATCATCAATAGCTGCTTGATCAAGTGGACACGTTCCATCATTTACTAAACTTGTTAGCAACATACTTTCTTCAGCTCTGAGTGTAGCATCAGATGACGCAAACAACTCGTCTATCATTAGCACCCATTGATGTTTATAGCCAGTGAAATACTCACTAGTTTTGGCTTTTGAATATATGTGAGCATGATTAAACTCATCTCTATAAGAAGCAATATGAGGATATTTTTCCCGCATTGTTGAATGTACTGCTGATAATATACCTTCCACCGAATTTGTTTTTCCTTGGCCAGGAGCACCCATCAAGTAAACCCATGCTGGCATCTTCCTACCAGTATATATGACTGCATTGGCATATATAGCATTATTAGCTCGCTTTACATTCTCATAAACTCTTTGATAAGCATGACGCACAGTGGGTTCAATATCCTTACAACACGTTAGTCTCAACCATTCTTCCTCCATATCCTTATATAAATTTTGAATATCAGTTATAGTTTGCCTATTTGAAAACATATTCATCTCCACTTTTGGATCATTAAATATGGCTGCTGCTCGGTCCATTAAGTTATATGCTACTTCTAATCGATCTTGTATTAAATATTTATTATCTTTAGTAACAATATAAGCTATGCCCATTCCAAAAGTATAAGCATTTCGTGATAGTATTGAAACAACATTGCCGGCAAATCGATGACGACTGAAAAAATCACACAATTTCTTAATGTGTGGTTCTTCCACATGAATGCTTAACATACTCGCTGCCAAACTCACTAATCCAGATATAAATCCTTCCTCATCACGACCTTGTTCTACAAATTGTTCATGCTTTGAAAATCGATTATTGAACCATTGGCTAACATAATTCATTCCTGGCACATCATGTCCTTGAGTTAATAATTCTATAATTGCTGCTGATCCGTTCGAAAACTTCTCTCCCAAGAACAAGTATGCAGATGAGATAATTGATGGTAGCAAAACTAATTGAGCGGCTACCAACGATCCAATTTGGCAGACTTCCATACCGATCTTTGAAAATAATCTCTTAACACTGTCTAAAACATTAGACATTCCATTCCATATGGCTGTACCTGCTTTCAAAAACCCATCTTTTATTGAGGTAACCATGGTCCAAAATAGACCACTAAACCCAGAGGACAAACATTCATACATAAATTCGCTTATAACATCCATAATTTTGTCCTTCAAAAAATCCACCACAGCATTACTCTGTTCCTCAAAATTTATTCTATTAAAGTTATGACATATGGCCTTTCGTAAGTTAGGGCCATATGGGGAAACATTATCTAGGAGCTTCTTTAACAAGGAAAATAAGGGCTTTGGATAACTAAAAGTTTTCCAGTTCCTTAAAAACCAAGTAATATCAGAACCGAATAAATAATTTGCATCATACTCC